CCAGCAATGACTGCTGCTAAGAAAATGGAAAAGAAAATTAAAGATCAGTTAGATGAAAGCAATGCATCTAAACAATTAAGATCGTCTGCATTTGAAATGGCATTGTTTGGTACAGGTGTAATGAAAGGCCCATTTGCAGTAGATAAAGAATATGCTAATTGGGATGAAGATGGAGAGTACAGTCCTAGAATTAAAACTGTACCATCTACATCACATGTAAGTGTTTGGAATTTTTATGTAGATCCTGATGCTGATAACATGGATGAAGCAGAGTATGTTATCGAAAGACATAAGATGAGTAGATCCCAAATGAGAGGTTTAAAAAGAAGACCTTTCTTTAGGACTAACGTAATTGACGAGGTAGTTAATTTAGGTGAATCTTATTACAAAAAATATTGGGAAGATGACCTTAATGATTATCAAGTTGATAAAGGGGTAGATAGATTTGAGGTATTAGAATATTGGGGGGCTATAGATAAAGAACTATTAGAACAAAATGAAGTTGATATACCAGATGATTTAGAAAATGTAGATCAGTTACAAGCTAATGTTTGGGTATGTAATGATAAAATTATTAGACTTGTACTTAATCCTTTTAAACCAGCTAAGATTCCGTATTACGCAGTTCCATACGAACTAAACCCTTACTCTTTATTCGGAATAGGTATCGCAGAAAACATGGATGATACTCAAACTTTGATGAATGGTTTCATGCGTATGGCAGTTGATAATGCAGTCTTATCTGGTAACCTTATATTTGAAGTGGATGAAACCAATATGGTTCCAGGGCAGGACTTATCTGTATATCCAGGTAAGGTGTTTAGGAGACAAGGAGGTGCACCAGGTCAGGGAATCTTTGGCACTAAGTTCCCTAACGTATCTAATGAAAACATGCAATTGTTTGACAAGGCAAGAGTATTAGCAGATGAGTCAACAGGATTCCCATCATTTGCACATGGTCAAACAGGTGTGTCAGGTGTCGGTAGAACTGCAAGTGGTATTAGTATGCTAATGAATGCAGCATCAGGTTCAATAAAAACAGTTATTAAAAATGTTGATGATTATTTATTAAGACCTATTGGTGAAGCTTTTTTTAGTTTTAATATGCAGTTTGATTATGATCAAGAAATAAAAGGTGACTTAGAAGTTAAGGCTAGAGGTACTGAAAGTTTAATGGCTAATGAAGTTCGTAGCCAAAGACTTATGCAGTTCTTACAAGTATCTAGCAATCCATCGTTAGCACCTTTTGCTAAGTTTCCATATATTATTAGAGAGATAGCTAAGTCAATGGAGCTAGATCCTGATAAGGTAACTAATAGTATGGAAGAAGCAGCAAGACAAGCTGAGATAATGAAGCAACAACAACCACCCCAACCACCAATGCAACAAGGTCAGCCTCAAAAAGGAGCACCAGGAGTTCCTAATGTAGCAGATCCTACAGGGGCAGGTGGAGGTAATATAGGTGTAGGACAAACACCTATACCAGGAGAACAAGGATTTAGTGGAAATGAGCAACAACAAAGACAAGCAGCACCAACACCTCCTCAAGCTTAAGGGGTTTGTAAATAATACAACTCAATGGAAAGCATTTAATGAGTTGCTAGATTTCTTAACTGAGATGGAACATAAGACTATGGAACAGGCAGTTGATACTATAGATATATATAAGGCACAAGGTTCTGTAAAAACAATCAGGTACTTAAAGCATTTAAGAGATTATGTAAATGCTGAACAGGAAAATAAAAATGGCTAAAGATCAAACAAAAAAGTTATTACAAGAAGGTGGACTTAACGAGGAGGGTGGTACAGTAGATCCTGTAAGTGGTAATGATGTACCTGTAGGTTCTACACAAGAAGAAGTTAGAGATGATATACCTGCACAGCTAAGTGAAGGAGAGTTTGTATTTCCTGCTGATGTAGTTAGATTTATAGGATTAAATAATCTTATGAAACTAAGACAAGAAGCTAAAGAAGGTTTAGGTAAGATGGATCGTATGGGGCAGATGGGTAATTCAGAGGAGGCAGTAGAGGATGACACAGGAGAATTTGATACAGATATTGATAGTATCATTGAAGAAGTTGAAGCAGAAATGGCCGCACAGGAATCTCCTAAAGATACCATAGAAGAATCTAAAGATAGTGATTTAAAAAAAAAGATTGAAGAGGGTGTGACAGGATTTAATGTAGGAGGTAGTGTTGAAAAAGAAGATGAAACAAATAATCTTTCAACTGAAAAATCTGAAACTGTAAATGAACAAGTAAGAGATTACAGATCACCTTTTGCTATGAAAAGGTTAGATCCAAGTAAAGGTATGCCTGATACTGAATCAAGTCAGATAGGTAGAGCTTTATTAGGTAAGAAAGGATTTACATCGGCTAGAGATATAGTTAGTAGAAAATTTCCTGATATAGTAGATCCAACTAAAGATCCTAATACATTTACTAGTAATAAAACACAACAAACTAAAGTAGAAAAAGATTTTAGTACATTTATATCAGGCCCAAAAGATTATACTAATTTAACTGATGCTGATGCTAAATCTAATATAATGAATCAATTACAACATCAAAATGAATATTTAAAAAGACAAGGACAAAGTTATCCTAATCAAACAGATGTGCCGTTTATAAATCAATACATGGCTGATTCATTAGCACAAGCAGGTATTAAAGATCTAAGACAGTTAGGATATAAAGATGTAGAACAACCTAAAGTATCGGCAGAATTAATTAAAAAAGGTGATAAATATTATCTTAAACCTGAAAAGGTTGTTGGTCGTAGTCATTTAGATAGTTCTAGAG